TTCAAGCCATCTAGCGTCGACCCTTCAGCCGAGAGTGCTTCAAACTTGGAGCCGGTCTGCAGCACGTTCATGTTGTGCGCGCCGACGTTGACAGAAAACCGGGTGCGAAAACCTTGAGACCTGCGCGCCATGGTCTGCGCATCACCAAATACGATTCGAGCCTGGTCACGGGTGGTGGCCAGGGAATAGACCTCAGCCCCGCCTTCGCCGTCAGCAGCCAGCATGTACAGCGCAAGCGCAGAAGACAAGGTCGACTTGGCGTTGCCGCGTGGCACTTCAATGTACGAGCGCCGAAAGCGGCGGTTGCCGTCGGGCTTGACCCAGCCAAAGACAGTGGTCAGGATGAACACTTGCCAAGGTTCCAACTTGATCGTCTCGCCTGCCAGCGGCCCTTTGACGTGGGGCAGCCGCTCAATGAACGCGCACAGGTTGTCGGCGGGATGGAACTCCCGCCCGTCCTTGTCGGTGAGCTTCGGGTTGAACTGGTAGGGACTTGCCTTGCCCTTGAACTTAGCCAGATCGTTCAACTGCCGTTGGCATGCACGCTGGACCCATTTGCAGGTCAGGATGTCACCGGCAACGACTGCCTGCGCATACTTGCGGGCAACGGCGGCGTAGTTATCTGCTGCCAAAGTTCAGTCTCAGCCCGCTATGTCCGCCCAAGGATCGAGATCGATCTGGGTATCTGTGGGTTGTGTGATGCGCGAACGCGACGCTGGCGTGAAGCCCATCTCCACCGCCGCCTTGGTCATGATTTGTGCCTGCTTGTTCGCGATGGCCAGGTACGGCGACTGCATCGGCACACCGGTGTTCGGCGCTTTGATCAGCAGGCCCGTCTTGGTGATTCCGATCTGAGCCTTGCGGTACAGGTCCGCAGCGCAGGACCAGACTTCCAGCACCGACATATCGAGCTTGCGCAGCAAATGCTCGGGCGCGCTGTCAATGGCATAGCGCCAGGCCTGCTTGGCACCATCTGACATGTACTCGGGCGGCGCAACCAGATCCCCTTGGGGCTGTGGCTCATGCGGGTTGGTCCTGCACTTTTGCAGGGTTCCCCTGAGCTTTTTGATCTCCGTGGGGAGTGGTTTTCGTCCGGCCATCTGGGTTCAGTCTTTGGTAATCGTTAATATGGAGGCTTCAAACCCACCGGAAAACTCCCAGTGCGCAAAGCCGACGTCATCGCTAAATGCCTCGTTCAGTCCGCTCTTGCGGCTGATCTGAAGGCTGGGCGCGAGGCGGTCCGATCAGCCTTCGACAAGAGCGTGACGGACAAGAGCTTTTCCAAATGGAACAGCGTCGTTGAAGAAAACGTCGCCAACTCCATCATTCGCTCCGTGGGTAAATCCAAAGCGATCAACATCGAAAAGTTCATCGCCGATCTCAACTGATCGGTTCTTAGACCCTCAGTCCAGGCCTGGCATCAGGCTGCCTGCGGGGTATCCCCCCTAGGTTTCAATTTGCACGCGCAAAAATCTTGGCAGGCGCACGCATCTTTGGCCGCCGTCTGTAGAGATTCAGCCCCCCCCGGGGGGTAGTCAGCCGCGCCTGGCGGTCTCACGCGCCGTCTTTCGGTTGTGACATGAGACGCACAGGCCTTGCAGATTGACCCAGTCAAAGCGCTCACCGCCGTCCTTGAGCGGCCTGATGTGGTCAGCAACCTTGGCAGCCACCACCAGTCCAGTCGCCTTGCAAGCCACACACAACGGGTGTTCTCGCAGGAAGGCGGCACGCACCTCACGCCAGCGCACTGACTGGTAGAAGCCCACCTCGGCATCAAAGCCACGCCTGGCTCGCCCGTAGTCCCGGTGCACTTGGGTACGGTGTTGATCGCAGTAGCCCGGTTTGTCCAGCACCAACGCACAGGCGGGATGTCGGCAGGGTGTTGGAGCACTGCGGGGCATGGCGGCTTGTTATTGGCTTATTGCCAACTCTTTCAAAAAACTAATCGCAAATGATGCAGATAAAGCTTGGCTTCACTGGGAATCAGAGCGTTCATAGGAACGTCATCAACAACCCAAGGAGCTTTGCAAATGACCTACACCACACAGTTCACCGTCGACGAGGTCGGGTTCATCCAGATCGCGCTCACCAAGGTGCTGGCAGCCGCCGCACGCGGTGAGCTTGACCTCAACCTGCTGGCCCGCGAAGAGCTGGCCTCACGCGGCCTTGACACCCAAGGCGAGTGGGTCGGCTTTGACCGCGCCCGACAGATCCACCAGGTGCGGGGAGCCAAGTGATGGACGCCAAAACATTGGAGCGTCTGCTCAACCAAATCGCCGCAGAGCATCTGCACATCGACACGCTGGCCACTCGCAACAGCGACCGCCTGGACTTTCATGAAGTCAGCGTCTGGGGCCTCAAAGAAGCCCTGCAAGCCGCCTTCACGGCTGGCCAGCAATCCAAACAAACAACCCAACCAAACTGATACCGGAGATCAACATGAAACTCACACCCAGCCAAACCTTGCTTCTCAACGCCGCAGCCCTCCATCCTCAGCATGTGCTGACCGACTTCCCGCCCAACCTCAAAGGTGGCGCGTTGATCAAGGTGCTGACCAGCCTTGGCAATGAAGGTCTGATCCGCCCACACAGCAAAGGCGCTGCGGGTTCAACCCGCTTTGCCATCACCGTCGCAGGGTTGCAGGCCATCGGCATTGAGCCACCAGCCAAATCCAAACGCGAAGGTAGCAAGCAGTCGGTGCTCATCGATCTGATGAAACGCCCGGAAGGTGCAACCCTTCCGCAAATGGTGGAGGCCACAGGCTGGCAAGCGCACACGGTGCGCGGATGCATGGCCGGGACTTTGAAAAAGAAACTGGGCCTGACCATCGACTCCGTCAAGGAGAGCGGTGGTGAGCGGGTCTACAGGGTCTCACCCTCTAGCTCGCTCCCCACAGCATCATCTAAAACAGACTGACCTTGCGGCGAAAGATCCGCAAACGCTGAGCCATCCGATTCACGGGTGGCTTTCTGTCCTGTGAAGTCCTCCCAACGCTTGACGATCACGTCCACGTACTTGGGGTCCATCTCCATGAGGCGCGCCTGGCGATTGGTTTTCTCGCAGGCAATGAGCGTGGTGCCGGAGCCGCCAAACAAGTCGATCACGATGTCGCGCGTCTTGGATGAGTTTTTAATCGCACGCTCAACCAACTCCACCGGCTTCATCGTCGGGTGCAGGTCGTTGACATGGGGCTTTTTGTAGTTCCAGATGTCCGACTGGTCACGATCGCCACACCAGAAGTGTTTTGCGCCTTCCTTCCATCCGTACAGGATGGGCTCGTACTGGCGCTGGTAGTCGGCGCGACCGAGCGTGAAAGTGTTCTTGGCCCAGATCACAAACGTTGACCACTTGCCACCGGCATCAAGCCAGGCTTTTTGCAGGGTGTGCAACTCGGATGAGCTCATGCACACGTAGCAGGCACCTTTGGTGACCACCAACAAGTTGACACAGGCGTCATAAAGGAACTTGTAGAACCCGTCACCGAGCGCATCGTTCATGATGCGGCGGTCCTTGCCGCGCATCTTGTCTTTGGCGTTGTTGCCGTAGTCCACGTTGTAGGGTGGATCGGTGAAAGCCATGTCGGCGAGTTGGCCGTTCATCAGGCGCTCGACATCGGAGAGCACAGTGGAGTCGCCGCACAGCAAACGGTGCTGACCCAGGACCCACACATCGCCTGTTTTGGAGACAGGGTCGGCTGGCACATCGGGTACTGCATCGTCTTCGGTCAGACCCGTGGTGTCGCCGTCGCCATTGAGCAAACGCTCGAGTTCTTCGTCACCAAAGCCCATCAGATCCAGATTGAAGTCGGCCTCATCGAGTTCGGCAATCTCAAGCTTGAGCAACTCTTCGTCCCAGCCAGCGTTGGCAGCGATGCGGTTGTCGGCCAGGATGTAGGCTTTCTTTTGAATTGCGGTGAGGTGGCCCAGCTCAATCACGGGCACTTGTGTCAGTGCAAGTTTGCGCGCCGCAGCCAGGCGTCCATGCCCTGCGATCACGCCTTTGTCGCCGTCGGTGAGGATCGGATTGGTAAAGCCAAACTCGGAGATCGAGGCGGCAATCTGTGCCACCTGGTCTTCGCTGTGGGTGCGGGCGTTTCGCGCATACGGGATGAGCGAATCCACCGCGACCATTCGGATCTCGGGTGTCATAGGGAAGCTTTCGGGTTGGTGCGCGGCGTGCAGGTCAACCAGCGAGGGCTGCTTGCAAGCGCAATAGATGCGGGGAAGTGAAGACCCAAACAAAACGCCCACAAGGCGGGAACCGTGTGGGCGTAATTTGAGTGATTAGCAGAATGCTACCGCTTCGATATATACCCCGTCAAGGGGTTTTCGTACGATTTATAAATCAGGCCATCGCCACGGACTCAAGTCGTTTCATCTGACCCAGTTCATCGTGCAGTTTGGCCTCCGCTTGCCACAGGTCAAACTTGGTCTGCATGTCCAGCCAGAGTTGTGCGCCATTGCCAAGCAGCGTTCCAAGACGCAGCGCCATCTCGGCTGATACGCCGCTGCGTTCGGCCAGCACCGAGTGCAAGGTCTGGCGGGAAACGCCCAAGCTACGAGCGAAGGCGCTGACGGACATGCCCGGCAAGCTGGGCAACAC